TCTTCATTAACGGTTCAATTCTCAAAACTAATGAAAGTTAGAAAAGTTATTGCTAACGAGAAAACGAAACAAACGATTGAATTTGCTGAGAATATTATTGAACAAGGTAAGAAGGTAATTATCTTCACAAACTTCACAGATACTTTACAAACAATTTATCAACACTTCGGTAAACAAGCGGTTTATCTTGATGGTAGTTGTTCTAAACCTCATCGTCAACACGCTGTAGATGAATTTCAGGATAATGAAAAAATAAAAGTATTTGTCGGTAACTTAAAGGCCGCTGGTGTTGGTTTAACATTGACTGCCGCTGAGGTTGTGATAATGAATGACTTATCATTTGTCCCTGCGGAACACGCTCAGGCTGAAGATAGAGCGTATCGTTATGGTCAGAAATCAAATGTTTTAGTTTATTACCCCCTATATGAAAACACCATTGAAGGTGCCGTTTATGATATATTAAATCGTAAAAAAGAAATCATCCGAACCGTAATGGGTGATGAACAACCTGAAAATACAGGAGATGTTGTTGAGGAAATTTTATCTTTAATAAACAAAAGAAGATAAATTTCTCAAAAAATTTTGTCAGTATTAAAAAATATTATATCTTTGACAAAATTTAAAAACTTTTTATGGGAAAATTTCAAAAACAAGCAGCAAAAAAATACAAATACAAACAATCTATGGTTAAACGAGATTTGTATTTAGAATTATCTGATTCCGAATTTTATGGGTTTTCATACGCTCATTTAACACCATCGGGATACGGATCAAAAATTGAAAAAAGGTTAATGACTAAACTTGGTGTGGGTAAAGTTAATCGTAATGATATCAAAGGCGACTTTGTTACTAAATCAAAAAGTAAAAATAAACTGTATGGTGAAATTAAAACAACTTATTTAGATGTTGATGGGTTTTATCATGTAACACATATTCGTCAATGGCATGAATTTGATGTTTATTTATTATGTTTTATAAATCCTACAACTTGTAAGGCGGAATATATTATGGTTAAAAAAGATGTTTTTAATCAATTACCATTAACTAACATGAATTTAACTAGTAACGATAATCAAGAAAATAATCATGTTGAGAAGAGGTTTTCTTTAACAGAAAATTCTGATTACATGAAATTTTTTAAAAGTGAAAACTTATTAAAATCTACAAGTTTTAAAGATTTGTCTAATTATATTGATCAACGTGACTATTTTTATGGTAAACTTGAATTAAAAATTAATGATTATATTATGGATGCAATAATAAATTTATATAATATTTCATGTAAAACAAAAAACTATAATTATTTTTTTAAAAAAGTTTGTGATCATATATGGGACTCAATAAATAAAGATTTTGGAGATCAACCAAAAAGAAGATTATTAAATAAGTTTGTAAAAAATACATTTAATGATGTTATTTTAAATTATTATATGAGATATAATTTATTATTTGATGATGAAAATCCTGAATTATAGAATAATAAAAATATAATTTAATATATAAAACCTCATTAACTTGGGGTTTTTTTATTTTTACTACTATTTATTTGGAAACAACTAAATATGAAAAAAATCGTAAGGTTAACCGAATCTGATTTGGCAAGAATAATTAAAAGAGTTATAAAAGAAAATCAAAATGATATTCCATCTCAAATTATGGAATGTGCTTCTGAAGTATTAACACTATCAGATCTTACTAAAATCCCAACTTGTTTGGAATTAGCTATGGGGGTTATGACCGATAAGAAAATACCAACAGATATTTTTAAAGTAATGGCTTGTGGTACAGAATTATCTAAATTAAATAAAACATCACAAGATGGAGTAGAATTTATGAATTGTGTTTTAGGTAAAATTGGAACATCAAATCCGGTTATGAACTATACCCCTAAAACCGATCGTTTAGGTGATGGTGGTGAATTTGAACGAATGGTGGGAATAAACCAAATGAAAAGAGGAAAATAATGAATAATAGTAGAAGTCAAACCAAAATTAGAAGAACTCAGCAAGTAAATCTAATTGCTGAACAAAGATATCTTAAACAAAAAGGTTTATTAACTGAAAACATAGATGTTTTTATGGAATGTTTTGATACTTTTGGATTAACAATTGATCAAATTCCACAAAGTTGTATGTCAGTTACAAATAAAGAAGAATTTCTTAATTGTAGAAAAGAAATAAATTTGGCAATTATGAGAATGAATAAATCCAATGAATTAACACCTCTACTTACTTGTTTAGAAACCAAAGCACAAAATTTAGGTTTATTTATTGAACCCCTTAACATAGAGGAACCACCTTCAGAAGAAGAGGGCGAAGAAACCCCTGAAGAAGGAAAATAAAATTATAAACCCACCATAAGGTGGGTTTTTTATTTTATAAGATATTTATGGTTAATGAAAGTAACTATTAAACATATAAAATGCGATATGTCCAAAGAGGACAAAAAATTGGTGGAGGATTTTTTAAAATATTTACAAAAAAAATATCCCGTAAAAAATGATGTTACTGTTTTATTTTTAGGTGAAAAAACAGATGGTATGTCTACGGGGAGTAGAAATGAAAATTCAGAACTTAAAATTTTAACTAAAGGTAGAATTAATAGAGATGTTTGTAGAACACTGGCTCACGAATGGGTACACGAGTGGCAAAGATCAACCAAAGGTATGGAGAGAGGACCTGATATCGGAGGTCCAAATGAAGATGAAGCAAATTCAGAAGCCGGTTCAGTACTAAAAAAGTTTGAACGTGATTTTCCCCAACACGAAAAATTAATGTATGAAGGTTTAATTGGTATTGGTAAAAAAATTAATTTAATAACAGAACAACTTGTATTGGCGGAAAAAGAAAACATCCGTGAAGATTTCTTAATGGAAATGAAAAAAATTGGTATTGATAAATTACCTTATTCATATTCGGCATTAAATAAGTTTGTGGATCCTGAAACTATGAACACTCACTATAACAAACATTACAAAGGATATGTTAAAAAATTAAACGATGCTTTATCAAAAAAAGATTATGGTGATGTTGAGTTAGAAGATATTGTTAAATCAATTGGTAAATACAATACAACAATAAGAAATAATGCTGGTGGTGCGTTTAATCACGCTTTGTTTTGGAAGATGTTGTCACCAAAAAGACAGAAACCAAGTGGTGAAGTATTTGAAAAAATTACCAAACAATATGGGAACATTAAAAAAATGAAGGACGAATTTAACCAATCAGCTAAAGATAGATTTGGTTCAGGATGGGTATGGTTGGTTCTTACTAAAACAGGAAGATTAAAAGTCATCTCAACACCAAACCAAGACAATCCTATGATGAGTGTCGTTAAAGATGGGGGATATCCATTGTTAGGTCTTGATGTATGGGAACACGCTTACTACTTACGTTATAGAAATAAACGAGACGAATACATTAAAAAGTTTTGGGATTACGTAAATTGGGAATTCGTTAATGAGCTATATCTATTGAGAACTAAAAAATAAGATATTTATAAATAAAAACTATGTCAATAATTTCAGAACCAGAAAGAAGTAAATTATACACGAGAATTCGTCACCTATTAGGTGCTCCACTTCGTAGTGTTGAATTAGAGGATGAACAAATGGATACTTTGTTAGAGTTCTCTATTGATGATTATTCACAATACATCCAAGATTGGTTAATTGAATCTCAATGGTCTAATCTTTGGGGGTTAAATGTTGAAACACAATCTTTAGCGAAAGCTTTTGTTACAAAAAGTTTGGACTATGAAACAAGATATACATATGCATACTCCAAGATTGTTGGTTTACAAGCCGGAGGGGATTACGTTTTAAAGAAAGATTATATCCAATTAGTTGAGAACCAACAAATTTATGAAATTCCTGCTTGTAGGGAAATTAACGAATTGTTATGGTTTTCACCGGCCGAATTAAATAATACATTAATTGACCCATGGACTTTTGGTGGTATTGCCGGTGGTGGTTTAGCTGGTCCTGCGGGATTTGCTCAAATGGGTAACTTGGCAGGTAGTTATTTTATGATGCCAGCGTTTGATATGTTATTAAGAATGCAAGAGATTAACATTCAAAGAAGAATTATTCAAGGGGATTTAACATATAGAATTACTGCATTACCTGATGGTAAGAAAGCAATACACTTAATGAATGTACCGGGTGGAAAATTTGACTTCGGTAACGGTACCTTAAGAAAAGGTAGAGTGTGGTATTGGTATTATGATGCTTGTGAGGAAGATAAAGACGATTGTTTAAAAAATAATCCCGATATTATCCAAATGCCATCAGATGTTCCATTCCAACAAATGTCTTGGCAAGATCTAAATAATCCTGCTCAAGTATGGGTTCGTAGATGGTTCACAGCATATTGTAAAGAAACATTAGCAAGAGTAAGAGGTAAGTTTAGTGGAAACATCAAAACTCCTGACTCTGAATTAACTATGGATTATACATCATTGGCAACTGAAGCAAAAGATGAGAAGACAAAATTAATTGATGAACTTATCGGACCTGAAGGTAGATTGACAAGATTGAAACCTGAAAAAGTAATGGAACGAGAAGCATTAATTGCTGAGAACTTAAATAAGTCACTTAAGTTTAGAGCAATGCCAAGACAAATATATGTAATCTAATATGCCAAATATTATTAAAATACCACAAAGAAAGATCGTAACTAGAACAGAACAACCACAACAACAGTTACCTGTTGATTATGTGATTGTATCTGAACCTAACTATACGTCTAATGGTGAAAAATTAATTATTGCTAAAAACGTGGATGAAACTATAATAGTATTGGATTCCACAAAAAATCAAAAAATAACAGTAAAAGTATTAACTAATGTCACGATAAAACCGGACATGAATAAAATTGATGAGGAATGGGACGAACTCCAATTAGATTGGGGGGCTTGCGTACAGTTTCAGTTTGTAGAAGGAAACTGGTATATACTATCTTCAGACGGGTTGAAGATGTCTTAACCCTCATCATTTAGGATTTTATACGTATTGTTCCCAACCTTCTTCCGCTAACTCATACATATAGTTAGGATCAATACCAACTGATTGCCAAAAATCAACTTCACCCTGTTCCATCTTAATAAGATTTTCATAAACATCATCTTGATCTTCAGGGCTAAATGGTTTTCCATTAATTAGTTTACATTGTTCTGTGGTGTAAAAACTTCTATCTTCGGGATTTTTAATTAACAATGTATCTCTTACCTCATCATCAAATACAATTAATAATGGTTCTACTCGTTTATTAAAAGTTGCGATTGCTCTCTGAATATTATATTCCCCTAACATTTCAGGATTGTTTTCTAAATCTGAAGGATCAATACGATAACAGTTCAATTCAATATGTGAACCAAGAACCGGCATTTTACCATGTTTCTCAAAATAAGCATCCTTATCTTTTTTAGTAATCTTCTCGTTAACTTTTTGAACATCCCCATGAGTTGCCTTTGTTCCATTATTAACATATAAGATCATATCACCAAGATTTGCCTGAACCCCATCTCTAATAAGAAGTTCCATATGAGCCATTCGTGAATTAAGATTACCTGCCTTTGTGGTTTGTTTACTACGTTTAATGTAATCCTCAATAGATAATTTAACTTTAGATTTGGATGCAATCTCCGCTAATGGAACTCTTTGGTCGAAGATTTTTTCTAAGTATTCATAATACCACTCAATAAATTCTTTACCCTCACCTTTAAGTAATTGTTTCACTCCTTTATCTAAGAACTTCTCAATATACTTAGGCATCTTTTTGGATTTGATACTATTACCTGTTAATTTGATTTTACCGTTGTGTTCCATTGTTGCGTAGTTCTTACGTGCCAAGTTAATACAAGAATCCCAAGTACCATCACAATCAAGTCCCATCTCACCTTTCATAAAGATATCATTAAACTCGGCAACATCGGCATCATAACCACGATACTCCTTACCTTCTTTAACCAACCAATTGTTACCTTTACCAATATAAACCCGATCATCAACACCACCCTCAGGTAATGAGAAGTTCATACCATCGGTATCACACACCAAAGGACTATATCCTCTCTTACTAAAGAAGTTTAACATTTGCCTTAAGTATTGTCTACCTGTACAAGTGATCTGCTCTCCCATGTCAATATCTCCCCACGGGAATACCTGTGGTGCGGATAAAGATCCGAAGAATGCATTAATGAAGATCTTAATTGGTAATTGTTTACGGTCAAATGATGTAGATTTCTTTTTATCAATATCTTTATATTCCGCGGCCAAATTCTTATACATGATACGAGAGTTACGGAAGTAAGTTAATAAACCTTTCATTGCTCCCGTTATATCACACTCAGGGAACACGTCGTGAACTAACTGAATGGATGGGTATAGTGAAGAGTAGTCAAGCTTAAGTACGTCCTTAGAGTATCCTACTTTAAGTAATCGTGATAGACCACCAACAAAACTTCTTCGTTCTTCTTTCTTGGGGATTGCCAAACCATATTTGTATGACCACGCTAACATTACCATTTTCCATAATGTTGCGGTACCCATTGTAGATGCTCGTTCATATGTTGTTGGAACTAAAGATGCTAATAGAAACGTTGCTTGGTTGAACTCGTCATCCACAATCAACGTTTCCTCAAGGTCATCGTCAAGATAACGCTCAACTATGTCGTCCCCCGTTGTTTTAAGGTAGATATCACCTCGTCTTACACATATCTCATCCACATTTGAATCAACACCCACTTTTTTATATTTACCGTTTTCAGTGTTTAACCAATACTCGTCTTTTTGCGAATACATTGGACCAATACTTGTGTGGTCAATGTAGATACGATCTTTTGCTTCGGCATCAATAAACTTGGTGATATATTTCAAACCCGCCTCTTTAATGTTTGAGTTGATTGCTTGTGACCTACGAACTGAATGAATAATATCAATTACGTTATAACCCCACATTTGTACCTGATTAAATCTCTCAACCTCATTTGCCAATTTTAACATTGATTCTTTTTGAGATATCGTCTTCTTAGCATTCATTGAGATTGCAATTTTCTTAATATCTAAATGTAATGCCTTACATCTTTCGAATATCCAAAACCAGTCAAAGTTTGCTGAGTTATAACCCGCA